AATCGAGTAGGAGGCTAACCATTAGTTGATTAGCCGACCTCTCACACCACCGTACATACGGTTCCGTATACGGCGGTTCCTTAGTTTTCACAAACTACTAGATAATAGTCAAGCATGGATGTATATCCTAGCTTGGCTATTATTTTATTTGAAAAGGTTTGGTTAAGCACTTGTGCCATTCTCCAATAACCTTTCCTACTATTGGCTAGTTCAAGAGCTCTCCAATGCTCAAGTTTTAATGCCCTAAGCATTCTATATTTCGTTTTTACTTTCTTCCATTGTTTCCAATAGACTGCCCTTATTCTTCGCCTTGCCCACTCATCTGTTTTCTCAAGAAGTTTCTTCATGTCTGCAAGCTTGAAGTAGTTTACCCAGCCCCTTACAAACTGCCTATACTTTTCTTCTCGTTTAGCATTGCTCATGCCATTGTTTCTGTCAGTGAGATTTCTTATTTTGTCCTTCATCTTGGCAACAGATTTAGGATGTACTCTAAGTCGGCATTTTCCATTGAATCTATAAAAGCTATAGCCAAGGTATTTAACTTTGCTGATATGAGCAACTACAGTCTTTTGTCTGTTAACCTTAAGGAATAGTTTATCCTCAATGAACGGAATGATATTTTCTAAGGTTCTTTGTGCACTTTTTCTGCTCTTGCAGAAAATCATGCAATCATCAGCATAGCGGACAAATCTATGTCCTCTGCGTTCAAGTTCCTTGTCCAATTCATTCAGCATGATGTTGCTAAGAAGCGGACTAAGTGGTCCACCTTGGGGCATTCCTTCCTCCGTCTTTTCAAACACCCCATTTGCAAGTGCTCCTGCATTAAGATATTTATGTATGAGTGAGATAACTCTGCCATCCTTGATGGTTCTGGACAATACCTCAATCAGCTTACTTTGGCATACAGTGTCGAAGAACTTTTCCAAGTCCATATCAACCACATATACATAACCATCATTAACGTTCTTTTGGCATTGCCTTAAGGCATCATGTGCCCTTCTTTTAGGGCGAAAGCCAAAACTATTCTCTGAGAATTGCTCCTCAAAGATTGGTGTGAGTTCCTGTGTTATTGCCTGTTGTACAACTCTGTCAACAACTGTTGGAACCCCTAGCTTTCTGTACTCTCCCTTGTTTTCCTTGGGTATTTCTACCCTGCGAACTGGGTTTGGCTTATATTTTCCTACCCGTATCTCTTGGATTAGAGTATCCTGGTTTTCTCTTAGGAAGGGCAGAAGTTCATCCACCTGCATACCATCAATTCCACCAGCTCCCTTGTTAGACTTTACGCGCTTATAGGCTGTATTTAGATTGTCTTTGCGCAAAATCAAATCCAAGAGATTGTTCGTCCAATAGTCTGTGATGACACTGCTCTTTTCAGTAATCTTAGAGTAGTCGAACACTTCTGCATACTCTTTCTGTTCCGCAGATAACATTTGCAGATAGTCTTCTATATGAAGTTGTCTGTTCTCAAATCTACTTTCAGTTACATTCATCAGCTTGTGTCTCCTAAAGTTCAGTCCTTCCCTCAGTGTTTGCAACCACCGAGGTACTATGACCTCTGCTGACTTCTCATCATTCGTTGTTACTAACGGACTTCATACTCTGTTTCCATCCGCTGATGAGACCTCCCTTGGTACCACACGTCTCTTTCTCTCCATATATCTGCCACATTTACTATAGTTAATCCCGAGTAGTTATTGGACTTTGACTTGTAATGCAGCCTTATCCTTAACTATAGCCTGATGTGATTTCTGTTCGTCAGACCAGAGATTTGCCTCCACCTTCCTTCAGATTCCACCTCACGATGGACACCCTTGGTCTTGGCTATATCCTTCCCACTACTAGGGCGGACTGGGGACTCTCACCCGTTAGAGACGTGCGCCGCAAGGCGCACATTAAATAGGCACCTGAGCTTACTCAAGTGCCTTTGGAGAAGGTTTTTACTTTTTCGGGGATTTTTTACCTTTTCGACACTATCATAATATCATCTCAAAAACTTTTTTTCTTGACTTTTACTGTTAACTTTCCAAAAGTTTTATTGCTTCCCTCTTCAGCTTGTAAACCGTTGACTCTGAATAGTTAAGCTCTATTGCTATTTCAGTCGGCTTATACTCGGCTAAATAGCCAAGCTTAATCACGTCTCTGTGTGCGTCATCTAATGTATCTGCCATCGTTTCGACTTCTTTGTACTGCTGCATGTACAATGTCTCTAATTGCTTTGCATCGCTTGTTAATTCATCCATCTTTTCTGCGAACACTAGCATTGGGTCCTGCGGTGATGTCTGAACGTTTTCTTTGTCGTATCGGATTGCCCCTGGTAACATCATGACTCTTAGACGCTCCATCTGAGCTTTCGTGACTGCTATCTTCCTTTTAGTCCGTCGTGGTGCCGTTAACTTGTCATGTACTTCTGCTTTAGTCATGTTCTTCTTTCTCCCTTATATCGGCGGAGTGAAAAGGTCTCCGCCGCATATGTGTGGTATAAAACTATTATTATCCTGCTGCAACAGACCTTCACTTTGTGGGTTCTCTTGCTTTTTCCATATTCCCTCCTTACTTTCTAACCGATAGTTCCACTAACTGATACTTGATGCGTGCCTTGATGTATGTCACTACTGCCTTTATCGCGCTATCTGTGTAGTCTGCAATCTCCCATGCTACATCTTCATAGTCTCTTGCTAGTATTGCGTACTTACCACCCATTACTTAGCCTCCTTTTCACATCCTCTACTCTCTCAGGCTCTGGCCAATACATTGAGTATGATTTCCATTTTCGCCCTTCGTTTACTGTTGAGCCGCCTAGAAGATAATCGATATGCTCTACTAGGTTCGGTCTTATGTTGTAAGCTCGATACTCTTTCGTGCTGATGAACTTGTGAAACAACGAATCATCAAACTTGTTGTAGCTTACCCACTCTGCATATTGCTCACGACCGCTTTCTTTAAACCAGGCTAAGAATCCTTTTGCTATATCGCTGCTATAACCTATGCACTGGAACGAATACCAAGCAGCTCTCGCTTCGACCTCTCCTGTTGCTCCATGATCCGCAGAACAGCAATAGCCGCAAACAATATCCTGTGAGTATTCCTTTTCGGTTGCCTTGGCAAATTCCGAACTGATAACAACGTCATCCTGCAAGTGCCATGTGAATCCTGTTTTTGGTAACGTCTCAAGCGCCTTTAGGAACGCCTTAAGGTTTCCGTCCTGCTTATCATCAAGCGCTATTACAATTCTGTCTCTTTCTATACCCTGTTCCATAAGGTCGGGTATCAAGATACCTTGCACATAATCGAGTCGTTGTAAGCAAGTATGTATCATGTACATATTCTTCATGCCTATACCTCTTTAGTGACTGTGTAATATACCAGGACCGCGTTGTTCATATCCTCGATACATTCCTTAGCCTGTTCTTCAGTCTCGTATGCTCCCCAAAAGTATGCTTCTGTTGAAGCTTGGCCCTTTGTTCTTACAATCCAGTAAGGATAATCACCGCTTGTTGCATACTTGGGAACATTTAAAACTTTTACTCCTGCTAATACATCCACTTTTCTCTCCCTTCTGGGCTAGTGGACAGGATCAATTACTATCCACATGCCCTCTTTACCATCTTTCTCATAACAGTAATCTGCCTTATAGCCTTGCTTTTTGAGACTCTCTAAAACTCTTCTCATGTCTTCATGACTGAAACACTTGATATAGTCGCCTCTTTGTAATTTCCCCATATTACCTCCTCAAGGCTCATGTGCCTTAATAAACTCTTTCTCCTCCTTCAGCTCTTCCTGCAAAGACTTGATTGCTTGCTGATGTTCCTTGATATTCGCAAGGTGAACATCTGCCAGCTTCTTTTCTTCATCGATGCTCTTGTCATGTGCTGAGATTTCATCCTGAATCTCTTTTAGAGCCGCCATGTGATGTCCGTATGCTCTTACTGACATCTTCTGCGCTTGAATTCTGTCAGATACCTTCTGACGTTCTACTCCGTCAGTCTGCTCTACATGGACCTCTTTTTTTTGCTGAGCCTCCATAAAGTGTCCGTATGATTGTCCTTGGCTCTTTGCTTCTGCTGCTGCACTACTCATAGTATCTTTTCTAGGTCTGCCTCTACCTGCCATTTTTCATACCTCCTTATACGTTTGGTCCACAGCACACTGGTCTTTCCATTTCTCTAATGGCTGCTATTGCATCAGGTGCAATATATATAACATCCGTTTCAATTAGAGGTATTCCATAGCCTGCGGCGGCATCTCTTTCGATTCTGCATCCTGGCCAGTTCCATGATTCGCTAACACAGATAACTACGTCAGCCTCTGCAAGTTTCTTGATTGACTCTCCTAAGTACCATATTGCCTGCTGGACATTCTCAGGTGGCTGATGCTCAATAAAGCTTGGGATAACTTCAAGTTCTTCTCCCAAAGTTGCTTCTGCAATGTTGTGCATCTTCTCCATCGATTTCTTGATGTCCTCTTCTTTTCTGCCTCTCATTGGGCAACTAATAAATAATTTTTTCATCTTCGCTTTCCTCCCTTTCGATGAATCTGAATCCTGGTTCCTTTGGTTCTTCTTTTTGCGACGTCGCAACTGTCTGTTCTTCGGTCTTGTAATTTATCCCAAATATCTTTCTGAAACTCAGGTTGGGATATTTGGCTTCAAAGGCCTTCTGAGCATCCTGCTGCAATTGTCTCGCAATCTTATAATTCTTATGGACTGAATACTTGCCCTCTGTGTGGTGCTCTTTGCAAAGATATACTTTGAGGCCGTAGCGCTCGGCCAGCCTTCTATTTGCTATGCCGAACACTGCGTGATGCTCCTCCGTTATCTTGTGGCAATCATAGTCACCATTTCTTTGCATGCACAGGTAGCAGCTTCCGTCCTTTTGGTGCATGATTGACTTGGCCATCCTATGCCTCCAAGGTGTCCTCTTCTGTAATTTTCTTCTTGAGGACTATCT